TTTACTCACAAGGACGCTCGTGTCCCATGTACCGCACCAACAGTAGAGCAGATGTACGACGCGCTATGGCGTGAAGTGTATTTGTGGCTTGATCGTGCGCCAAAAGGAGTCAAAGACTTGTTCGAGTGGACTAATGACATGCTTAAAGTGAAGGAAAGGCCTGAAACGTGGTTTGCTCGCGCTCGTACTGCAAGGAAGGAACGGCCCGAGGCATTGGCAGGTATTCACGGCGATCACGTGCTCGTTCTCGTTGACGAAGCCAGTGGAGTTGACGACGAAGTATTCAGGATTGCTGAAGGGCTTTTGACTGGATCGAACGTGTTATTCATAATGATCTCACAGCACCAAAGACTGATTGGGTATTTCCATAGAGCCTTTACGTCCGAATCAGAATACTATCAATTACTCACGTTCAGTGCTCTTGAGAGTCCGATAGTAAGCTGGACATTCGTTGACCGTATTCGTGAAGCCTATGGACTAGACTCTGATGCTTGGAGGGTTCAGGTAGAAGGCAAAGCTCCAAGAGAGGATGCTGTGGATGACAAAGGTTATGTGCCGCTCCTAAACGATGCAGACATTAGCGTTGTCCATCAAGATCTTCCGTTCGTGGGTAGGGTCAAACTAGGCATCGATCCTAGCGGTGAGGGGTCCGATACAACTGAATGGTGTGGAAGAGATACGCTCAAAGCAAAGTGTTTAGCCTCAGAGAAAGTAAGTAGTCCAATTAGCATAGCATCAAAGAGTCTTGGGCTTATGGATGTGAACAAGATCGAGGCTCACGACACAGCACTCGATAACTTTGGAGAAGGTGCAAATGTAGCAATGGAAATAGCAAGGACTGGAAGGTATATCAGGGGGGTCAACGTAGGAGATAGCGCAGACGATGAAAGATTTTTAAATAAACGTGCAGAACTTAGTTGGAGGGCTAGAGAATGGCTCAAGAAGGGTGGAGAATTGTGTGGGCCACACGCTGAAGAGTTGAAGCAAGAAGCTTTACTGATTAAATACAGATACGGAACTCGTGGCAAGATTCAGATCATGAGTAAAGACGATATGCGAAAGAATGGAATCAAGTCTCCGAATAAATGGGATGCTTTTACTCTTACGTTCAATCAGAAAGACGTTCCACAAACTAAGAAGTTGGCATATAATGGAGGCGAAGCAATGTCTAAGGACGAAATGTATTCAGCAATTTAACAACCACTCATGTTAAAACTCATTAAATTCAAGTTGTATCAGTTCTATTTCTGGAACATTAAGTGGAATGTTAGAGAGCTTTACAGGGAGAGAAAATTTGCCCAAGAGTACAAGGAACGTGGAAACAGGGCTTTGTATCCTAATTGGAAATATATTCCCTACAAGGCCCAATACACTGGGCTTCTTGGTTGGGTATGCGCAAAATTTAAGCTTGTCAAAGGCTAGCTTTTAGTTAAAATGTATGTGTCGCATACCATGCGTTAAATGGTGATAACTCTTATCACTCCTAAACATGGACGACAATAAAGACATCGAGAAACCTGACTACTCAGATGAAGAGCTAAAATACAGGCACGAAAGAATCGAGGAGATGTCTAACGCAAGATTGCAGCTTTGGAATACATGGATTGAGTTCGACGGGATGAATTATTACGATTGGTACGAAACCAACGCTAAGGCAGCAAACAGTTATATCCCACCCAAACAAAACAAACAGGATACAAGAATCGTCACAGGAGTTACTCACGAGAAGACAATCACAATGTTGTCTGCTCTTTTGAATTACAACTACCAGCCTAATATTGTAGCCTATGATGAGAGCGATGAGGAAGTTTATGAACTTGGCGAGCGTATGGAACTTCTAATAAAGAAGTCTAACGACATTGAGCGTCCTACTTACGAAGAGAAACGAGGCTTAATTTACAAGGAAGCTTTAGACCAAGGGGATGCATTCATTGAAGACGTTTACGAGCAGCACGAGATGATCGAAAAGGAAAAGGCCACGTTCAACCTTCAGGACATGAAGATGAACCAACGCTGGAAGGAAACAGGGCGCAAGTTACACAGTCAACTTTCAACCAATCTGATTGCTGGGCCTAACTTCTACCCTGGGAACATCCGTGAGTTCTACATGACTAAGCAGCCATTCATCTTTACTCGCAGGCTTGAAACAAGAGCACGAGCGGAGGCTATGTTTGGGAACCTTCCCAGATGGAAGAACGTCCCAAAGGATGTAGAATGGTTTGATGCCACTCAGGTTCAAGACGTTCTTTACCGCAACTGGACTATCGAACCTCTTAGAAAGAACATGGTTGAGATTTTAGTGTATCAAAACAAGTGGACTAATGAGTTTATGATCTGGTGTAACGGAGTGATGATGCTCCCTCTTGGCTACCCTCTCACTGCTCTTAATGGGAAGTGTGAGTATACGGTTATCAAGCTCTCTGTTGAGCCTATTTCAGAGTTCTTTTTCTACTCTAAGTCAATCCCTGCAAAAACTAAGGTTGACCAAGCTATTTACGATGAGATGTACCGCTTGATGATTCTCAAGTTCAGACAAAGCGTGATGCCTCCAATGATTAACAACACTGGAAAGCAGATCGGCGAATCGGTATTCTACCCTGCACGCATTACGGACGACATTGAAGCTGGTTCTTTGACTCCTTTAATGCCAACTGCGCAAGGGATAACTAACTCAGAGTTTAATATTATTCAGTTTGTTAAATCGGTTCTTGACGACAAGTCAGTTTCACCTACGTTCGAGGGCCAACAGACACCAGGACAACAGACCGCAAGAGAGATTGTGGAGCTTCAAAAGAATCAAATGATGAAACTTGGGCTAACGATTATGGGAGTTGTGAGTTATGAAATGAATCGGTCTTATCTAAGACTCTACAACATTCTTAGATACTGGACTCAACGTGAGGATACCGAGCTTGACGAAATTAAGGGTAAGCTCAAAGACGTGTACAAGAAGATTGAAGTAGAAGGGCCTGTAGGTGATGGCATGGAGGGGACAAACATCATGCAGTTCATGGGGCCTGACCAGGAGCTCCCAGACTCTGACCAGGTACTTGCTGAAGAAAATCTCATGTCTAAGCGTTCAGGTAGAAAGTTCCGCAAGACTTATCTTGATGCTGAAGCTCTACGTGAAGCAGAACTCAAATGGAAGATTATTATTGAGCCTACGCCTAAAGATACTGACGCATTGTCCCGCGCTCAGTACGAAGAATCTCTACAAACTTCCCTCGCAGTATTTGGTGAGCTTAACAACATGGACTATCAGGCTAAAGAGTTCTCCAAACATGCTAAGTGGGATTATGAGAAAGCTTTCAAGAAGCCTCAACCTGCAATGCCTCAGGGTATGCCAGGAGGTCAACCTCAAGGCGCTCCTCAAGGGATGCCACAGGGAATCCCAGGAATGGGCCAAGCAGCTGCTCCCACAATGCCTAAGCCTTCAATCAATACTTTAATGGGTAAATAATATGAAATTCTTAGCTAAACTTGGTGAGAAACTTTACTTAAAACACGCTACTCAACGTGAGAGCCTAGACCGCTTATTCCGCAAGCATATCGGAGATAGGACTGAAACCACCCATGCAGAGTTTAAGAAGCTCACGGACGGGGAAAAGCAGCAAATCTTTATTGAATGTCAGGCAATGATGAACAATCCCACCTTTAGACGTGTGTTCCAGTGGGAACTCGAAGAGCAGTCTATTGATACTATGCGACAAGCAGAGAATGAGTTTCAATTTCTAGTGGGAAAGATGTCTGTATACGCTGCTGAGAATCTTTTAAAGAGATTCAAAATGTATGCTGGAATGACTAAGGATACTAAGCCAGAAGATTTTGACAATCTCTCCACTTTGTAGTATAGGGAAGTTACTTAATAACGGGTCGCCACCGTCACGGGCGTTAAAATGGATATACAACTAAACACTCAGCACTTCATTAAGTAGTGCTTTTTATATTCTTACCCCAATACAATGCCGGGAGATGATGAAGTCGTTGCGCCAACGCCAGAAGAGCTACTGCAAAAAGCTCAAGCAGATTTAGAAGCTCTCCGTGAGGAGAACGAAAAGCTTAAAAACAAAGACACAAACTTCGAGAACCTTCGTGGTTCCTTGAAGCGTGTCGAGAAAATGAGTGCGGAGGAAAAGAAACAGTTCACAGTTAAGGAACAGGCTATGATTGACCGATTAGCTGCCCTTGAAGAGTCCGTTCAAGCAGAACGAACCTCAAAGGTTGAGACCTGGAAAGAATCGGCTCTTGAAAAGTTCGCTGGTGAAGACGAAAAGACCCGTGAAAAAGTCTTGTATCACTTCAATCGCCTTAAAGGAGACGGAAGCGACAAAGCTTCTATTGAAAGTGCTATGCGTGAGGCTGCTATTTTGGCCAACGCAGACCGCAAAGAGCCTACGGCTATCCCTTTCAGTGCTTCGGGCAACCCAGCGCCTATTGAAAGGCAAAAAAAGAACTTTGCTGAGAGCGAAGCTGGTCAAGAATTGCTCAAAATGATGGGCCACGTACAACCTAAACAATAACCTATAAACTATGTCACAAGAACGATACACAGAACTCAAAGAAAAAGTCCAAAGCCTCGGTGCTGGTGGATTTAAGAAGCTCTCTCAAGAGGAACAAGCAGAATACCAGGCTCTTAAAGCTGAGTTCGCTACTTCTGCTCCAAAGGAGGAGAGCATCTCCGTGCCTAGAACACTACTCGAAGACCTCTCAAAACAAATTGCAGAGCTTAAGGCTAATCAGAGCGCTATTATGGGAGATCGACAACCTACCGCTGTTCTTCCTGGTCAAGCTGTACCTGTAGATAACAAAGTTAAAGTTCTACAAAAACAATTCAAACGTTTTAGAGATAGCGCTGAAAATGAATGGGAATATGTTGCTGATGTTAAATGGATGAGCTTTTCTTTTGATCGTGACACCGAAGAAAAATACAACATGTTCAAGCTCACTACTATCACTGCGAAAGGTGACGTTAAATATCGTGAGATTAAAGATTTTGACTTCACCCGTCTTGGTGAATCCGTGTTACTCAAAGTAACCGACCGTGAGACTAAGGAGATGGAGGTACAAGATCGTCTTACGCCAATCATCACTACAGCTATTTCAATTCAAGACAGCTCTAATCCTAAATCGGTGACTGGACTCGACGTGACGCCAGTTGGCCCTGTTAAGAACATGATCCGATATAAGGAAACCTCCTTTGTTGTACACATTCCTGCCGATAAAGACGCAGAGGGCAATGAAATTGTTGATACTGTAAACTCTCCAGCTAAGGTAACGTACAAAGTAATTGAAAACCAAAACGCAAAAGGCGGCGTACACTTAGACCCTACTTCCATTAAACTTCTATAATTATGGCTGAACAATTTTCTAATCAAGAAATCGTAAACAAGTTGCTTCCTCTTTCGAGCGAAGTTATCAAGCGTGAACTTGATAAACATGTTCGTCTGTCTGACAACGATTACATCAAGAAGTGTGCGTATACTTATCTTGAAGGAGCTCATCAAAAGGCTTTTACCGCTGAGTTTATTGCGCCGTTCAAAGCTTTAGTTAAAGAGATCTATCCTAAGTATTTGGAGGCTCTTTATGCTGCCTTCGACACTTTAGAGGCTACAATTGAAGGGGAAGGTGCTACTAAAGAACGCGACGAACGCTGCAAAGAGCTTTCTCTATGGCTTGCACGCTATATCGCAGAGAATCCAGCGCATGCTGAGGATGAAGCTTTCCTCGACATTATCGCTCGTGAGCTTGCTGGTAAATTCCTAGCTGGCATGCCACGGCTTGACCTTGAAGTAGTTTTAGACATTATCACTGGAAGCCTACAAGGGCACATGGACACAGCATTTAAAGCTAAATTCGGTAAGAATGATAATGAAGTTGACTTAGATGACCTTCAAGAAATCTTGACGCAAGCTAAGGTCGAGATGAAGGAGATCCCAAAGGAGGAGTAGCCTTCGGGATATAATTAAGAGGCTCTAGACGTGGGGCCTCTTTTTTAGTTTGACAATTTATTTTAATATCTTAAACTGTAGGTAGATTCGGAGAGATCCGACAAAATTCGCACAACTACCGAGCGTTAGAGGTAGATTATTCGGCTCACAGGCACACCGTTACCTGTCACGGACTAGGACTCCACCCTATAATTTATTTCTCTTAACGCTCATTTATATGGCAGTTAAACCTTATGACGGTAAATGGGAAACCATATGGCTTCCTAAGACCGCCTCAACGGCTATCGGTAATGGATTCGTGACGTTCTCGTCTGGACTTCTTATCAATGCAGTAGCTGGTTCCGCTAACGTAGTTGGTATTTCAAATCGCGTGGTAGCATCTACTGATGCAGACTATGCTCTCACTTCACTCATCCCAGTACTTGTCCCTATGGAAGCAAGCGCTCGTTTGATTATTGACGTTGGGACTGGGTCTGCAGTACAAGCCACTATCGGAGGAACACTTGTTGATCTTACGGACAATAAGAACGCCGACGTTTCTGCTTCAGCTACAGACATTCTGTTTGTTGATCGTGTCCTCTCTACTACTAAGATTCTTGCTCGCATCAACAAGCTTGGTGGAGGAAGTGGCCTTTAATTAGTTCTGGTCATTATTATTAATTTACTAAATTTATGTTAACTAACACCGCTTATCCCGACTTCGTGGATTTGACTCGTACCATCTGGACGACTCAACAAGCAATGGTTAAATCCAACGCTCAACAGTTGTTCATCTACGAAACGATTCCATCTGGTCAAGGGAACACAAAACTCTACAAAGAATACGACGTAGAAACATTCGCTTCTGCTAAGCCTGAAGGAGCCAATGCAGTTCGCACGCAACCTATCATCGGTTACAACGTGACCATGACTGCTCGTCGTTTCGCTAAGGAAATCATTGTTTCTTACGAAGCTCGTCAAGACAACCGTTATACTGAAGTTTACAACAGTATCGTAAGTCTCGCTCACTTCATCCCTAACCGTTTGGAGATCGACCTTACTCATATCCTCACTTTCGGAACAGCTACTAGCTACACCGATATGGACGGAGAAACTGTTAGCACTGCCCAAGGTGATTCTCTCGCTTTGTTCTCTGCTTCTCACACCCTCTCTGGGTCTTCTGTTACCTATTCTAACATCATTACTGGAAACCCTGCGTTCTCTCGTGGTGGAGTTGAAATCGGTGAAGGGCTCATGGTTACTGACATTTACTCCAACTATGGAGAACAACGTCGCATGGATTTCGACACGATCTTCTCGTCCGACGATCCTACAACTTTGAACGACATCAAACAATTCCTTGAATCTACAGCTGACGTAGACCAAAACAACCCTTCTGTGATGAATGTTTACTACCGTAAATACCGCCACGTTATGTTGCCTTGGCTCGATACTACTGCTGCTGGAGTAAAGGATTCCACGAAGTCTAAGTACTGGGGCCTTATGGCTACTGGAATGGTTCGTTGGCAAGCTTACTTGGGTATGTGGGAAACTGCTAACCTCAAGTACCCTGCTGCAAATGGAAACGGTGAAGATGTACACAACGACAACTGGACATTCGGTTGCCGTGGTCGTCGTGGTATCCGTTCTGTTTCTGGCCGTGGAGTAATGCTCTCAACTGGTCTTGGAGCTTAGTTTTTAATTCAAATTTCTAACCCTGTGTAGGCGCAAGCCGAGGTGGTGGCGGTGGGGCTAGAAACTAACAACTTACAAAATGGGAGTCTATAATAAAGAATCTGGGTATGGGAAACATTCCCAAGCCATTCCCTTTACTGGGGGTGGACAAGTCTTCGTTGTAGCTAAGAGTGCTGCTGCTGGTCGTCAGATCATGCAAGACACATTCAAGGCATTCAACGGCAAGGCTCGATACTACGCCACTATTGATGCCGCTGTTAGCGCGTGTACTGCGAATCGTGGTGACGTGGTTTACGTTGCACCTGGGCACACTGAGGCGGTCACTTCTTCAAGCCTTACGCTTGACGTTGCGGGTGTAACGATTATTGGTCTCGGCAATGGTTCTATGAAACCAACCCTTACCTTTGCAGCTACTAGCTCTAGAATCAATGTCACGGCTGCCGACTGTACTTTGCAAAATTTCCGTCTCCAAGCCGCTGTCGGTGGTGTCGTTACTGCTGTTTTGCACGCTACGGCAGCACAAAACACTCGTTATCTTGATATCGAGTTTTACGCTACTTCTACATTCAACTTTATCAATTGTTACACTCTTGGAGCTGCTAACATTTCTGACGGTTGCCGATGGGAACGTAACTATTTGCGCACTGAAGACACGGGCCAACTCGCACTTTGTGTCACGGCTGCAGCCCACAATGATCTGAAGTTCTACAACAACTATGTACGACACGCTGCTGCCGCTGCTGGTCTTTTGACTGCTGGCGCTGCTGACTTGCTCGGACTTGATGTTCGTGGAAACTTCGTTCAAACGGGGCAAACTGATGGTTCTGTTGGAGTATTTGTTATCACGACCTCAACCGCTTCCAGCGGATGCATCGTAGACAACGATATGAAAACTGCTGACAGTGCTGCTAACGTAGCGATTCCGATTGCTTCTAAAGTCTACGCAGCTCGTAACTACATTGCAGGAGCTGATGAAGTAGGAACGGTAATTGCTGTTGGTACTTTGTTCGATAACACCTGATGATTAACCAATAATTTATGGCACGAACTAAAAAAATCTTAGACGAAGGCGAGGTGCTCGAAACGAGTACCGGAGTCATGGTTGACGAAGTAGAGGAGCCGAAGTTCCCCTATACGATTCAACTCAAGTCTACGTGTGAAACCATCACTGTTATCTCTGAGGGTGAAGACGCTCAAGGGCGTAAGACTCTTCTCACTGATACAGGATGTACCTATCACGCTGAAAAGCCTGAAGAGGAAGTCGCTGAGTAATAATTAGAGGAGGTGGGGGTGAATCCTTCGGGGTTCCCCTCCTCGATATTGGGACTCAGATTATAATCTAATCTAAAACATATGTTACTAAGTAATCAAACGGACATAGACGGCGTTACGCCTATGCCTACAGACAGAGTGGACGACACATCTGTCGTTCTGCCCATCACAAGCGAAACTCTTACATGGTTCTATCTTTCTGGCACGTCATGGGCAAGTGCTACTGGGCAAGCCGCAGGGACTATCGTTTATGGCAAAACTGCATACGATGGGATTCTGAACTCATCCAAGAGCGCATTGGGTGGCAACGCTGATACTTCAGTATCTTTTGGAGCTTCTACTCGTGTTTCTCAACGTATTAACGTACCTTCTGGGGTTCTATCCAAGATCGAACGCATGACTCCTGCCAATCAAAAAGCTGCTATGGCTGCTATTTTGACTACTGCAGGGGATTATATTGTTGACCACCGTAGAGGTCGAGTATGGGCTAACATGAAGGCAACTGTGGCAGATGACGCTATCTCTTATTCGGTTAAATCTACGGCTACTAGTGGCACAACCGATGGCACCACAAATATCACGAAGGTCGGTGGCGTATCAGTGCTGCTAGATGGGGCTACATACACTCCAGGCACACAATATCTATTGATGACTGGACAAGAGGTAGACGATCCAACCGCACTTGCTACAGAAACGGAAGGGAAAGTAAGTAATCTCAAAGGTGACCTTTCGGGCCGCTTGATAACGACAGCGGGGACGCTTAGTGCTGGTGAAGATCTTACGAATAATTTGTTAGGGACGCTGCCTAAGCCAATAGCAGGGACTACATATACAGGGACTAGGACCCAAGACCTTTCGTTTACTACTTTGAATCTGAAGGCTACCGCAGGTAACGTTCTCAGAATTGAAGTAACCAATACGACGGCTTCTACTCGATGGTTCCAATTACATAATACGGCGACCGTCCCAAGCGGAGGTAATACTGCGCAACATTGGTACTTAGTGCCTGCAAACAGTCAGATTATTCTTGGCCCAGGCGAACTATCAGAGGCAGGTTTGCCATTCACTACAGGTATCGCTTATGCGAACTCGACTGTTGCTTCTACTTATACGGCAGGATCGGCAGGAGATTTACTCCTTAACATACGACATATTTAATATGGTAATTTCACCTACTGGAGTCACAATTCAAATTGCGGCTAAAGCTGCGGCTAACCTCCCACAAAGTACACAGTCAGCACTTTTCACCGTATCTGGAGGGAGAGTTGCAGTGAAACTTTATGGAGAAGTAACTACTGTAATCCAGGCTGGAGTAAATAATACTAAACTCGTCTCAAATCCAACGGTGGGAGCTGACGTTGATTTATGTGCAACATTAGACATTGATGCTGACGTTGTCGGAACAATGTATAGCTTGAATGTTGCTGGTAACTTTTCTTCAGCAATGGTTGCAACAACCTCTGGTGCGCTTGTCGAACAAGCCGCTTGGGCAATTGTGGCCGCTGGGACGATTGATTTGTCATGTAGCGCTTCTAAAACAGGCCAAACTAAATGGTCTTGTTCATGGTTCCCTATCGATGTGGGGGCAACACTTGCTTAATCCTAAAATGGCTATCTTCCTAGACGAACTCAACGCAGACAATGGATGGAGCAAAGTTGGCTCCTGGGTTGACAGCACCTATAATATTACGGGTGGAGAGTTAACCATTTCGGCTGGTGCAGGCGGTAAAAATACAAGCGCATGGTGCAGGACTGGTTTCAACGGCTTGAATGCTTCAATCACAGTTAGAGTCACCGGGACTAGCGGAATTCCTCAGATACATCTTAGAGAAAGTTCTTCAGGGAATTATTTGACAGTTTATATAGACCCAGCTGATGGCTATCTTCACATTGGGAAGGTGGTAGGTGGGACTTACACAGAGTTCGACAGCATCTTATCAGGAATATTCTCTGGCCTGTCCTATACTTTCACGGCCAAGGTATATGGCAACTGGCTCTATGGAGCGGTCTTAATAAATGACGGAACTGAACAGGTGTTTGCCAAACTGAGCTATATCCATTCTGACGTCAGTTCCTTTACAGGTACATCTCACGGGATAGGCGCTACCTCTGGGACACAGAGATACTTGTGGGTAGACATGAGAACTTTAACGAACTTGACGAGTATAGTTTGCGTTGGTGATTCTAACGTAGGGCCAGATAGTAGAACAAAGTGGCCCAACCTAGTCCAAAAACGTCACTTTAAAGAGGGATTTACTGTCAATAATCAAGGCGTTGGAGGCAAGGCCACTCAGTGGTTTATTGACAACAAAGCCACCACTATTGACCCATTTTTTATCACTGGCGTAGGTGTAGACAACATACTTTCTATTGCAACGGGCAATAATGATTACGCCGTCTATGATCTAACTGGGGCACAGTGTTACGATAAACAACTTGAGCTTATTACTTATGCTAAGACGCTTGGATACAGGTGTGAGTTGGCGACGCTCATCCCCTGGGTTGGAGCTGTTGATCCGGGTGGGCCGTTAGTCTTCGTCGATGCGCTAAATGCACTAATCCGCGCAGGGTACGTGACAAATGGTTACACCTTGTGCGATATTCATACAGCTTTTGGGGCAGTTAATGGGCAACAAGGTACAAGTCCGTCAGGACTTACAAACGCAGATACGATTCATTACTCAACAGATCTAGGGCACTCACTGGCTGCTAAGACTCATTCGTATTCTCTTTCACGGAACTACAGAACTTCCGTTACTTAATTTTATATGCCTCGTAATTCAATAAATATGGCAAGAACCGCAGCAGGTCGCAGAAAATCAGTACAAAATTTTCCGTACTCTATTAAATGTTCTACAACGGCAGGGAACAGCCTTTTGGTTGGCACGGCGGGAACGCCTGTCTATAATTTTGAAAGAACACAGGCGTTCAGTTTTGAATACTTTATAAAGCCAACTTCCCTTCCAACTTCTGGGAATGTGTATATATTTGCCGAATGTGATGATAATAGCCCATTTCGAGGTATTTTTGCCAGAATTAGTTCTACTAATTTTCAAATTCATCTTACCAACACACTTACATCAAATGAAGCTCAGGCGACCTATGCCCGTCCTGCAGTTAGCTCGTGGCTTCATTGTGTCATTTCTTATTCAGGGAACTCTCTAGTTTCTGGGATAAAATATTACGAAGAACGTGTGTTGCAGGCGAAAACTGCCGTCACTCCTGACAACCTAACGGGTACTATTGTAGCACCAGCAGGTGAATCTACTCGTTGGGCTGCATTTAGCAATGGGAACAGTGCTCCGGATGCTTATTTTATCCCAAGGCGTGTTTTCAATTATGAACTTTCTCAAGAGCAGATTAATTCTCTCTTCTATGACAATCAAGTAACAGGAGCCGCTCCACTTGATGAGTATCCTCTATTAGCAGGATCTGGGACAAGTATAGCCAGCACTGGGTCATCTGGGAATAATATCACCATAGTTGGATCTTCTATCGCATGGAACGCAGACTCACCATGCAAAGCACGTATTACTATCCCTCAGAATCGCTTACCCGTTTCCTGATGAAACAAATTCTACCATTTTTAGCCCTCTCTGCCTGTGTCAGTTTACCAAATGAATGCAAGCCTTATACTGAAGCGGTTGAACAAAAGTGTAGAGAGTTTGGGCCGCAGATAGACTTAAATCCTGAACTAGCTAAGGCGAAAGCGTGTATATCAGGATCAATAGAGGCAGTTTGCACGCAAAATCATGCGCTCGAACCACGTCAAGTCAAATGGACTTATAACCAATAAACAATGAGTACCGCAAAATCACTTCAAATACCTCAGATACTAGGCATCAATGGATCAACTTTTACAATCAGGCATCCTATTTTAGACAATAACTCTAAGACCTTTCTCATTGCCCCTTTAGCGGCAGCGGGAACAGCCTTAAGTGTAGCCGACAACAACGGTTTCGCTGATGATGACTGGATGATTTTCGGAACGCCAGGAGATGAAACGACAGAAGAGTGTGATGTGAATGGGGCTGTGACACGGGGGCAGAGCATGACCGTAACAAATACGAATAAGTTTGCACACGAACAAAGCGCGCCATTGACCAAGATTTACGAACGTAAGATCACAGTTTATGGAGCAACGACAAATGGTGGAACGCCAGTCGCAATTTACGGGACAGGATCGGCTAAAAGTATCCAATGGAACAGACCTTTTACGGAGATCACTCTTACTACTTCAGAAACAGCATATGCCTATTATGTCTTCAAATTCTACGATGGGACGACTGAAAGTGCTGTTAGCGATTATATTCCTGCTACTGGCCTAACGAATTCTTATGTAGGAGACATGATTAGTAAGGCCCTAAAGATCACCAATTCGGAGATCGATCAACTTATCACTTATGATTTCTTGATTGCCTCAGCTCAGGATTGTCAGGATGAGATTACTCAGTATGTTTATATGAGTAAGACTGGGGATTCGATCAAGAAGGATTGGCCCTTTGAAATGACTGAAGACGAGACCTCCCTATCTGCACTGACATTAGAACATAAATACGCTGTCACTGGGTTAACTAATGAACTAAAATATCCTGATACTAAACAGGCTATTCTTTCCGTTCGTTTCGGGACTAAACCACTTTCAAATCTAGACTTCAGAGATATCGAGAGTATTTATCAAGATGTTATAGTTTCAGAATTATCTAGTGCAGTCACTGCTGGAGCTACGTCAGTTACTCTTAATGATAGTTCTATGTTCTCAGCTACTGATGGGACTTTCCAAATTGGGGCGGAGACTATAACTTTCACGACGAATACAGTGAGCACTGGAGTTTTATCGGGTATCCCCGCTTCTGGCACTGGGTCAATAGCCAATGCTTATTCTGCTGGACGCTCTGTTTGGCAGGGCGCACCAAGTGGAAAACCTCAACGATATGCTGTCTTCAATGATGATATTATCTTAGATCGCCCACCTACTTCACAATATGCAGGGTATAAAATCAAAGTTCGTTATATCAAAAAACTCCCACCACTCACTAGGGTTACGAGTTCGACTGAAGTTACTTTCACACTTGCGTTTAAGTGGTACTTGGCAGCTCAAATTGCCCTAAGACGCGGTAAATATGAGGACGCTAAAGTTTATATGGAAGAGTTCGACAAGATCCTATTGATGAACGCTAAGGGGCAAAGGAGCGAAACGGCAGAGGGATATACATATCACAGTTTTGTAGATGGAGACGGTCGCGCAGACTTCCCACTAGATGACAGATTCCCTAACTCTAATCCATGGCAGTATTAAACTTCTTCAACTTTCTTAAAGGAGCCAATACAGGAGTTAGTCACTTCCTTATGTCCCCTGAGATGCTCACTGTACTCAATGGGTGCAATGTGTCGTATAAACTTGGGAGGATTACTAAAGAGCCAGGTTCTTTTCAAGTTGGTAGTGCTCTTGAAGCAAACAAGCCAATTCGGAATCTATACAACTTCAGACAGAGTTCTACCACTCAAAAGATGCTCGCTACTGTGGACGACTCAACGAGTGACGACACTCAGCTCTTTTACTCTACTGGTGGAGCATGGACGGAAATAGGGGCAGCAGAAACAGCCTGGGCTAATTTCGCTGGCATGGACGTGTCTATGGAAACATTCCTAGGATATTGCTTCTTTGTAGGCTATGGAGCTACCGACGGATTCTTGCCTGTGGGAAGTTTAACAGGGACTACGTTCTCAACTTCCACAAATGTTACGGGGATGGCGCAAGGGAAGTACATCGTAAGATATAGGGATCGTCTTTACGTACTTAATTCTAAATCAGGAGGCGCAGAATACCCTTATAGGGCTTATTTCTCACCCATCCCTGTCGCGGGATCTATTGGGACGTGGAACACGTCAGGGACTGACTTCTTTGACGTTGATTATGGTGAAGGGATTACAGGAGGTGCTTCAGCTTGGGATAAACTGGTTATTTTCACTGAATATGGGATGTGGTTTTACGATCAGACTCAATTAAAGAAGGTTTACGACATTGGATGCTCAAATCACAAGACAATCAAACAGATCAGCTCTTATCTTATGTGGGCTAATGCAGACGGCGTTTGGCTTTCTACGGGAGGGCAGCCTCAGAACGTAGGTGGTGAGGTTATTGACTTTATCCGAGGGTCTACGCCGACCAATTTCTTCGCTACTGTAGTTGACGAGGAATATCATCTTTATGTAGGGACGGTAACGGTAGACACGGTGACTTATTCAAATTGTGAGCTTATTTTCAACTTGCCGACTCAATCATGGAGGTGGAAGGAAAGAGCTGGACAGGTCACTGCATTCGAGAGATTTAATAGTTCTGGAATTAATAGGCTCTATACGGGTGCTGCAAATGGGTCAGTTTACAATCAATCCAAGTATACAGACGCCACGATTTCCTCTTCGGAGGGCGCTGTGACCTTAGCAAATGATGGAACTGCAATGACGGCTAGTTTTGAAACTGCGCCTATTATAATCGACGCTTCTAAGGCAAAAGACATTGGCGAAATGATTGTCTATGCTGAACGTGCTCAAGGGTTAAAGTTCTATGCTCGTATTATCGACAAGAACGTACGGATTTTGACTCCATACAAACCTCTTGGACAGCTTTCACAGTATATCAACAACTTTACGGTGGACATTCCTAAAGGCGCAATGATCCAGATCAAAGCAGAGGAATACAGCACAAATCCTTACTTCTCATTCTTTGGATTCACTCTAGACGTTTCGGACAGTGGACAACTTAACAAATCTGCTTAATGGCTTCTCTTGGTCAAACTCTCGATGACATGGGCTACGAGCACAATCGCATGGGCGCTGTTATTGGCTATAACGCAGATATTACCGATCCAGAAGGTCAAGCGGACGCAGACACGGTAGCAAGTGGTTTAGACAATGGGTCAACTAATGTAGTTGATTCTATTCCAATCTCGGGACTTCCTGGAGACAAAATAGAATACTTAGAAGTCACAAAACTTAAGGCTGGTACAATCTATTCCCAAAAGATATTTCTGAGCGTATTAGACGGGAAGGGGGACACATTCATAGCAGCTGGTAAAACGGATTTCACTAATACTGAGTCAGGTTTCATTCTTGGGATTGACGATAGTGATTCAAATAAGCCTAAATTCTATATTGGAAGCCCGACAAACTATGTGAACTGGGATGGGGCTACACTCACGATTGCAGGATCACTTGTGGCGGGTGAGATTCATATCCCAGATGTAGACACAACGGCCAACTCTTTCCATGTAGAAAGTGATGGCTCCGGATGGATCGGGGCTACCTCTTCGAATAGGACGACTGCTCCTATCCAATGGACACCCGCTGGGGTTTGGGATGTTGGGAATGGGACTACATACATGCGTTTAGATGGCCCTAATGGGGTCTTTAAGTCCTCTAACTATGTGGCAGGCGTTTCTGGGTTCCAACTCACTACAGGAGGCGCTTTTGAGGCTGAAAACGGGAAATTCAGAGGGTCGATGTATGGAACGACTTTTAAATACGACGTGGTTTCGGCTGTTGGCGGGCAGTTACTCGTGACTAATGCTGACAGTCTTTCTACGGCAATGACAGCTCTAGATGCCTCGACGATGACAATAATTGGGAATACCACCTTCGCGGCAAACGACATGCTCCTTATCCGTGCTCTAACGGGCTCAGGGATACAAGAAGAGTATTTACGCGTTACTTCCGCTGCGAGTGCCCCCACTTATACCGTAACCCGTGATCTTGCGGGGACTTATGGCGCAAATTCAAATCCCGCTTGGGGAGCTGGAACGGCTGTAGTAAAAATAGGGGAATCCGACGGAGCTGCTACTTATTCAGGTGGCTGGCTTCGTTTACTTGGCGAGGGAACTAATGCGCCTTACTACTCGGTCTTTTCCAGAACAGGAGTTGCTTATAACGCTTATTCTGAAAGAGCCCGAATGGGAAACTTAAACGGGATCGGGAGTATCGTTACAGAAGCTTACGGACTTTTCCTGGGGAATTACTCGGCAGGTCAATTTCTTCAGTATGATGATGTCTCTGGGAACCTGATTGTGAACGGCTCTCAGCTTTCAAATCAAGCTTTGTTCGGAGACGGATCAGATGGAGATGCTACGATCAGCTCCCCAACATCACTCACAAGTGATACTTTCTACGATGATTTAACCGTAAGCTCTACCCTCACTACAAATGGGTATAGGCTTTTTGTTCGAGGAATTTTGACGGTAAGCGTTGGTGGAATTATCGAATGGAGCGGAGTAGCTGGAGGGAACGGCGGAAATGGCGGGGATGCATTTACTGATGCGACTTCTGCAACAGGAGGGGCGGCTGGAGCTGCTGGAACAGCTGGCACTGCGCTCACGGACGGCTCCATACCAGGTTCCCTTGCTGGGCCCGCAGGAGGCGCAGGAGGCGCAGGAGTCGCTAGAACTGGAGGAGGAAATACCGCTGGAAATGCTGGGGCTAATGGAGCAACTGGAACTAATCAGGCTAAATGTATGGTAGCAACAGCATCAGCTGGAGCTGCTGGAGGAGATAGCGGAGATTCAAATCCCACAGCGTTTTTTGGAGGACAGTCTGGTGGTACAGGAGGGGCGGCTGGGACAAATACTTCGACAATTTTAAATGAAATTAGGAACTATATTTCAGCTTATCTGCTCTACGACCCACAAGATGGAACGTGGTATAACACTTCCCCTGGTACGGGTGGCGGCGGTGGAGGAGCAAGTGGGGCCGTATCTACAGGCGCATATCGCGGAGCGAGTGGTGGAGGAGGAGGCGGTGGAGGAGCAGGATCATCCGGAGGAACTGTTGCGATTTTTGCAAGGATTTTGGTAAACAATGGAACGATTCGAGCTATAGGAGGGAACGGCGGAAATGGGGGGAACGCTGGGGCCGCTTCAAACAATGGAGGACTTTCAGGCATAGGTGGGGGGGGAGGTGGGGCTGGAGGTAGCGGTGGGAATGGAGGAGTGCTGGTGCTCGTTTATAGCTCTTATTCAGGGTCAGGCACAACTTCGGTTGCTGCCGGGTCTGCTGGGACTGGCGGATCTTCAGCAGCAGGACTCGGGAATGGGGTTGGACAAGGCGAAACAAATGGAACGGCTGGAAACGCTGGAGTGGCAGGTGTGTCTATAACCCTTCAGGTATGACATTTTATTACTACAACAAATCAAGTGTCGTTAAGATGATCTCCGAAGCAAAGATGGAGACAGACATGGAGTGCGTCGAGTTCCCCGAACAAGACCTAACTGGCAAACTAGCCCTCTTCGACGGCTCACAACTTGTGTTAGAAGACAACCCGGCGCTAACATCAGAAGCCAAAAAAGAAGCCATAGAATCGCTTAAAACAGCGTATAAGACCAAGGCAGAGGCCGGGAATATGACCCTTAAGGATATGAATGACTTTGTGAAAGCCTTTTTATAGTTTACAAAACTACTTCTCAAACCTAATATTGAACTATGGCAAAAAAAACATCATCAGGCACGAAATCCTCAAAGTCGATGAAAAAAGGCGAGACTCGCACGGCTCCTAAAAAGACCGCCGAGTATATGTCTAAATATGCGAACAAAAATGCCCCGCAAAAAGTTCTTACGAGCTCTAATACGGGCGCTAACCGTGGAAGTAATGAGGCAAAAATTAAGATCCTGCAAAACGCAATAGCTAGGAGTGGAGATCCGACGGGGACGCGTGCGGCTGCAATAGCTAGACTTCAGGCCGATCCCGCCACTCAAACGACACAGGTCATGGAGGGAAGTCAATCTGGCTCTTTGGCGAGCTCCGAAGCTAAACAACAAGCCATCGCTTACATCGATTCTTTAGACCTCTCTACAGCGACAAAAGAAATGTATGCGGCTGTTATTAACGGTTGGGACCCGAATACAGAGCTTAATCCTACAACGATTATTCAGTCGTTTGAGAAGATTGCGAAGGAGACTATTGACCCATATTGGGAGGGTCAGGCGAACCTTGCGATCAATTCGATCAAGAATTCAATGGCGGGCATGGAGGCGCAAAGAGCTTTAGAGCTTGAAAGTCAAAACACTAATGCAGCTCAAGACGTTAAAAACACTCAGGCGAATCTAGAAGCTTCTGGGCTTACTTTCTCAGGCGAAGGAATAAATCAATTAGGAAGTGATACGGCAGCAGCGATCCCTTTCGGAGGCACTAATGTCGAAGGGCTTGTCAAACAAAGAAACAGACTGATTTCAACTTCTTCAGAGGCAGCTTATAAACAAAATCTCAAGAACCTTGGACTTAGCGCTGAGGAACAACTCGGTTCTTCAAAAGCCAAGAGCTTAGTTAGCGGGTATAATCCAGCAGGTTCCGTAGAAGGAACAATTGCAACTGGCAAACAGTCTGCTTACGGCTCAACTCTTGGAAATCTTATCAACCAGCAGTCCGCGAATGCTCAGCAGGATTATGCTTTAGACGTTTAACACCTTAATATGGCAATGACTCAAGAACAAAAAGACGCACATAGGGCGCGGCAGGAAGCTAACGCGAATATGGGCGCAGCAGAACGGAAGGCGGCTTCTGAGGCGCAGGGGTTTACCGGTCATGGCGGACTAACAGGCCCTATGAATGACCCTAATTCGGTAGCTGTTACGCCGACTCCCTATACACCTCCATCGGTAGCGCCTAGCGTGCCAAGAGACACACAGGCAGAAGCCCAAACGGTCAAAACTTTAGGCTTTGTTCCTACTACGGATGCTGAGATACTAGATGCGGCGATCATGACCTACGGAAGCGACCCTGCAATGCTCCCCGACTATTTTGTACAACTCCAAGATAAGATAAAGGCAGCGGCAGCAAGTAAAGACCAGGCTGCCCTGACGGCGGCGGGACAAGATATTACTGCATTAGGTCAATCTGGAGCCGCGATGCAAGGGCTAGTGGATGAACAGGCTGGAATGATACCAGGAGAACTTGGATACCTACAAAATGCACTCAAGATGGTTTCTGGAGTAGGCTCTCAACCCCTTGGTGAAAGTGATATTTTTAAACAAGCGGGTGTCGGAGGTTATGGGGCTTTATCTTCTTCCCTTGCTGCACACGGTCAAGAAATGGACTTCAAATACACAAGCTTCGCCAATATGGTGAATCAAGCGGCGAAACTTCAGTATGGGGAGAACTCTAAATATGCCGCTCAGGCTAAGGCGGCGCTGGATCAGTACGCTATTCTTCAAGACTCTTATCGTTATGAACAAAGTCGTTTAGACGATATTGCTGCTAGAACTGAGGCAGTACAAAATGAGCTTTATACTTATGGAGAGAAACTAAAAATGGATTTAGCGTATGAAGACGCTAAAAATGCTACTACTGAACTCGGCGTTGGCGGGCAAATTACTACCAGTCAAGCTCAAACTGTTTTCAATATAATTCCTACTGGCAAATATGCTAATGGAAGCCAATTTCATAAAGGGCAAGCTGGTTGGGAGCTTGGGACGAATACATGGGAATGTGGAGAGGGGTATAATCAAATCACTGATGGGCCACGAGCGGGGAGCACTCTACAGGAAAAACTTGCCATGCGTGACTTAAGTATCACTAGCCCAAGCGTTGGTAATGGACTGATCCTTCCATTAGGTGAGGACACTGGACACATAGAGACTGTGATTTCTAATAACAATGGCCTCATTCAAACGGTATCGTGGAACCGTAATCTAGACGGGCAGCAAACCATCCAAACCTATACAATTGACGAATTGAATTCAAAATATGGTAAAAACTGGGGCTTTACGAACAGCACTTTGAAGCCTGAATAT